GCCTACGAAGGCGCGAAGCGCATCGGGCGACTGGGCGAGTGGGATGCGCCTGTCACCCCGCCGAACGTCGAGATCATCCCGAACAAGCCCATCCTCGGTGCGCG